CCAATCAGTTCCAAACTTTGCTTCTCCCGTAACCGGGATTCGTATTTCGTAGTATTCACCTGCAAGTGTCATTGCAGAGACGACAGCATCTTCTGCAAAGGTGAGGACTTCTTCATCATCCTCCGCAGAAACAAGTGCCTGAAGTTCATCATGTACATGAAGAACTTGTTTGATGTCATTCTCATACCCTGCATCGTACGCCTTCTGCGTAAAGAGAACGGTTGCTCTCTTCATTACAAGTGCAGCAGCAGACTGAAGAACAACATTGAGTGCAGCATGGGGGGACCGAGGGTACAAAGGTCTACCGTCAAGTCCGCGCAAGTATCCGACATCCTTTAAGGTCTTCTTACACTTATTGATCAGTTTCTTGAGAGCAGGAATAGCCTTGAAGAATCCATTAAGTAGCTGCTTTCCAACTGCTACGGGCTGACCAACAATCCCTGCAATCCGATCAGGACCACCACCGTAAATGGTTGCGTAGATAAGAGTCTTGGCGATGTCTCTTGAGTCGGGCTGCTCTAAGAGCCAAGGAACTACCTTACCTGCCTTGTCTCTGTTGTAGGTATGCACATCCCCTTCAAGGACAAGAGTGCGATACACCCCTCCGTCGTAAGGGAACAGGAAGTGAGCAAGCATCCTTAGTTCTATCTGAGCTAAGTCAGCACCCATCAAGAAGGTTCCCTCAGGAGCGAAGAAACACTCACGCATCTCTTTTCCAAAAGGCTTACGAGGGGAAGTGACTTGAGCTAGGTTCGGTTTGCTATGTGTACATCTACCTGAGACTGCTCCATTGTGATCAATCCTTGGAAACATCCTGCCAGTAACTTTGTCCACCATACCTAGCCAAGAGTTCTCTCCTAGAGAGAGCATCCCTTGACGCTTCTGAAGCATGGAGTATTCCATGAACTTCTTGGCAATGGGGAACTCATGTTCGATGCTTTCCAGGATCTTTTCAGTGAGTTCTGGCTTACCAGATGGAGTGAACTTCTTTGGCTTCCATCCTATTGACTTCAGATGTTCGGCCTGTTGATCAGAGGAACCAGGGTTGAACATGATTGTCTTAGTCTTCATCGGACCAGCCGACAGATACTTCCTAAACTTGTAAGGGCAGTCCTTCTTCCTTTCGTACTTGTGCTTTACCCCTGTGTTCCCTTCCACAAACCACCAGTATTCGGGAGCCTTCATCGTGACAATCTTAGGAGGAACCTCATCTCGTAGTTCCTTAGCTAACTTGTCCTGAGCTAGTCCAATCTTGGATGCAAGCTTGACTGCTTTCGATGTGTCAAACGGAACTCCATTCTTCATCTGAAGACGCAGAGCATCAGCAAATCGCTGTTCATCCACCAATGAATCAAAGTCAAACCCTACTCTCGTAGCTTCGATAATCAGAAAGCGGAACAGTTCCTGAAGGACCACGACATCCTGATAACAGTACATCACCATGTCAGTTGACAGGTGACTAAACTCGGGGGCATCTTTCTTATGTATACCTAATCGGTATCCCCATGCCTTGAGCGAGTAAGAACCAACAAGCTCTCCAGGAATGCAGTCAGGAGATACCTTCCGCATCCTGGCATCTGACTCTTTAAGCTTCCATTCAGGGAATAGAATCTTAGAAAGAATCAGAGTGTCAATGATGTCTGGACGGTCTGGATCTACACAGTAAGGGAGACTACTTAACTGTCCTTTGCTGTGCTTCTGCAACACAGGGTAATCAAACCCAATGAAGTTATGCCCGACATAAATGGAAGGCTTCTTTCTTTTCAGATGAGGGGCATCATCAGCGAACTTAAAAGTCGGGACACTCTGATCAGTTCCTGTCGCATAAGCTACTTCAAAGTCTGTGGGGGCAAACAGCTTGGCAGCTTCTTTGTCCTTTAGTGCAAGAATGAACTTTGTGTTGTCATTCTTTTCCTGTTTGGTGTTGTCTGGACGGAAGATGTGAACCAGTGACCAGCTACCTGTTGCTTGTTTATGCGAAGCATCAAACCAATCAGTGTATTCAGTCACTCCAGGTACGAACCCACCACGAAGGACTGAACAATGAAGTTCAGTCCCTTCTAGATCGGAAGTCTCCACATCCATGAAGACCATACGCTTACTGTTGCCGTAGTAAAGCAGAGGCCAACCAACTTTGAAGTTGTCCTTATGGATCTCTTTGTGTTCAGTCAGATTGTGATTCACTCTTTTCCTCCTGCCGAAGCATAGCTTGAGCCAGCTCCAGAGTGATGTCATGCAGCTCGTAAGGGGTAACATTATGGACTCTCGATGCAAGCAGCTTGAGTGCTGCAATGTCCTCACCGTTAGTGAGTAAGTGGATTACCTCGTCTCTCCAGAACAAGGGATTGGTTTCTTCGGTTTCAGTTTGCGTCATTCGACTTCCTCTAACATGGTTTCAAGATCAACTCCAAACTCCAGCATGAAGTCTAGAAGGTAGGTCAGGTTCAAGGCTCTCTCCCCTGACTCAATGGCACTGCACATGGCAGGTGGTTGTCCGAGTCTCCGAGAAACCTCAGCACAGCTAAGTCCTTCACTCTCTCGAATGAAGATCATCTGCCTGATGATCCTCAACTCATACATACGCTTTCTTTCAATGGGCTTTCCAGTTCGCATTAGAAGTCATCCTCCTTAGATGATGTGGGTTGGAACTTGTGTTCCTTGTCAGGTGGTGGAGCAGCAGGGATGAAGCGCATCTTTTCCTTAACGAACTCAAGGTATGCCATGATCCCTGTCTCTCCGCTAAATCGGTTCTTGAGGCAGCGCACTGTCACAAGGTTCTTCTGAGTTGTACTTTGTTGGTCCCTCTCCAGTGCTATCACAATGTTAGACAGTGCAGCAATCTGAGTTGAACCACGGAGCAGTGACAGACTCAATCGACCTCCCTCTTCCAGTGATGTCTTGCCTCCTTCGGGCCGCCTAGCGTGACACACTGCAATCAGGGCGATGTTCAATCTACCGACAGCCTGTCGGAGCTTGGTCATCACTGCATCAATCCTTCGTCTCTCGTCTCCCTGGTCTGCCTTCTCTGAAAGCATGAGAGTGATGTGGTCCAGGAAGATGTACTTGTATCCAGCAGCAGCTAGGTAAGTGATCTTAGATAGCAGGTGTTCAGCATGGACAGAACCGAAGTGATCGTAGAACACCAGCCTCTCGTCCTCAAAGACCTCATCAAAGGCTGACTTAAAGTCTTTGTCACTGAGAGTGTTCTTCAAGTGCAGTGGTTTCATGGTGTGGATTCCCATGAATGCTAAAGCTGACTCTCGTAGAGATTCTTCCAAGGCAATGTAAGCAACCTTGTGTTGCCTACTCAAGTGGTAAGCAATCTCTCGCATCAGTGTGGACTTGCCAACACCAGTACCAGCAGTGAGCATGACCAGTTCACCTAGCCGGATGCCGTGAGTAACCTCATTGAATGCTTCCCAAGGGTATTCAACTGCATCTGCTGACGCTTCCTCAGCAGTGAGTGCATCCCAAATCAGATCAGTGCTTGCGATGTCATCAGGTCGGTGACTTCGTGCATTCCAGAATGCTGCCATGACTGCATCTGTCTTGCCCTCCATCAACATCTCATTGACATCAGCACCAGACAGGTCAGCAATGAATGCCTTGCCAGGAGTCAACAGGTCAGCACATTCCTTAGCTGCTTTGCGTCCAGGTTCGTCGTTGTCAAACATGAACACGACTTCCTCAAACGCTTCAAGGAACTCTAAGTTGTCCCTCACTGCTTTAGCAGCACCACTTGCTCCTGTTGGGATGCCGACAACAGGCCACTTGTTGTGCATGATCTGAGCCATGCTCAGTGTGTCGATCTCTCCCTCACATACCGTGACTCTCTTCCCTCCCTTGAATAGCTGCTGCCCATAGAGGCCGATGCCTTTCCATGTACCTCTGGTGGTGAAGTTCTTGTTGGCATCTCTGAGCTTCTGTCCAGCGATCTCACCACCCTTGAAGTAAGTAGCTACTTGTACCCCTTGGTACACACCGTACTTGTACCTCTTACATACTTCATCGTAGATGCCTCTAGCAGGGAGATCTACGACATCAATCTCATTGAGTGGGATCAGATTGCTGTTCTTGGGAACTTGAGTGTAGGCTTCGACGGCTTGGCCGTTCGATGTCAATGCATTACATGAGAAGCAATAGGTATGGCCATCGGTGTAAAGACTGTTTGCATCAGAACTGCCGCAGGATTCACAAGGCAGATGCTTTACAAAGCTTGAGCCTTCGTGATCTTGATTATCGTGCATGGTTGTCCCTCCGTGTAGGACTTGGTTGCTGTCATCCGAATGAACTGTGCATCGTTCGTAAAGATGGGAGCATGATTCTCCAAGGCATCGAGGATGCTCTTGGTGTAGTTATCAATGTCTCCTCTTGGGTAAGGCTTGCTAGGTTTCTTCGGCTTCCTGCATAGGAAGTGAAGTTCAACAGCAAGTGGTCCCTCAAGAGGAAACTCAGCACAGTCAACACCTTGCATGGCATTGTCTATCAGTTCTCCTACGGTCTTACGGTAGTGGGTATAAGACTTGGAGTAGGAGATGCCCCCGAACCGTGAGATCCGAGGGCGACTAGCAGGTACAGGTTCTACCTCAACCCGTAGGTGGAGGGTTTCCATACCTGCTTCTTACTGCATCAGCAGTAGCTAGGTCAACTAGAAGTCTGCGCCTTCTGGAATGCCTACACCTTCGACCTGTCCGAAGCCAAAGTCTTCGCCTTCCTTTTCCTCGGTCGGCTTGTACTCAACGAAGTGAGTTACTTGGACTGCTTCAATCGTCAGGGTTAGTCCAACTCCAAGGGATGGAACATCCCAAGGCTTGAGACGAACAGCGACAATCATCCGACTGCCATTGCCAATCTTGCGCTCAGTGACCAGTGGCTGAGCCATGTTGTCGAAGAGAGGAACCTTGGTGTCCCACTTCTTCTTGGTCTTTGGGTCGTAGCCTTTGGCCTTTGCTTTGCACTTGAACAAGACAAAACCTGTTGGACTTCCTTCTGCATCCACTTCGGTTTCAAAGGGAAGATCAGCTTTCTTCTTATCCTTACCAGCCTCATTCTCAGTGAACTGGTGGTACTCATCACGGAACTCTGTAATCAGAGTCTGCATCTGTGCTGCCTCAGTCGATGGGACACGGACAGTCACTTGATACACTCCGTCTTCATCGAACTTGGTGTTCGGAATCTGCAAGTGAGGGAACAGAGCTTCGCCTTGCGGCAACTGCTCAACTGGTAAATCTTTCCAGCGGTAACTCATGTGTTTCTATGTGTGTTTGTTTCTAGTGAAAGAAGTAACGGGCTTTCCGTACTTCGTTCGGATCGAGTGATCCGAAAGGTGGAGGGTCAGGGATTGGTCCGAACTGTTCGTTCCATTCCGCAATGTTCCTTTCAAGCTGACTACTGCTAAAGATGTCAGCAGCTTCGTTTCTAACTAGCTGCTGAATCTTTGGCAGGTCAGCAGCGTGTGTGCCGTAGCTGTCATGCACCATGCTGAAGTGTGTGATTCCCTCAGCAGATGCAGAGACAATGGTCCGATGCAACAGAGCAGCGTCAAGGCTATGTGTGTAGTTAGCTGTGACGGATCGCTGTTGCCTTGTCCAATCTACACGCTTTGTCTCCTCTCGGAAGGAGCAACTCAGCACCTTGCCATACACCCTGGTCTGCACCTGCTTGATGTTGTGGATGTTGTAGTGACAGGTACTAGATGCTGCGCTTGGCAGGGTCCAAGAAACACCAGATTTTTTCTTGGCTCCGCACTTAGCGACTGCCTTCAGCCACTGCACCCCTTGGTAGATGCGGGGCAGCGTCTCTTCTAAGGCACTTTCAATGGCCTGTGCCAGCGTCCTAGCTGCTGTCCAGTCTTCGTCCCAAGGGAGAGTGCCGCGTTCAACACGGGCCTCTACAAGCTTGCTGTAAAGGAGATGAGCTAGGCCATCACTGCTCATGCCGTAGAGCAGGGCCATGGCTGGCTCCTTCATCCATGTTCTGTCCAGCCCTAGCTTCCATCGGATCATGGTCCCGTGGTATCCATCAGCCATCAGATACTTGTTAGTTGTTTCAACAAGTAATGAGTACAGGTCTGAGGGTTTGTCTGTATCCACACAGTTCACTTTGAGTGCAGTCTCTTCATCCCTCAGTAAGAGGGACCACAGTTGAAACCCATGTGCAGAGCCATCGACAGCACAGGGAACAGACGACACTCCATGGTCAGTGTATTGAACGAAGTCAATACACCACGCTAGGAACTGCCAAGGAGAATCTGCTTCAGTCCACCACAGATTCTCAAGTGGTGCTTTACCTGTAAGGTAAATGAGATCTTCATTTTCACTTGACCATTTGAATCTATCTTCATATGTTTCTTTATCCTTACCATATGTATTAGCACCATGTACTAAGTACATCTCATATGCTTTACGATCCTTAATAGGTTTAGAAATATCAAACTCTAAGAGAGCTTTACTTAAATCACTACCTTGATTGTTTATGTAGAAAGGTACTGAGTACATCCTTCCTCTAAAATCTAGTTTGCAAGGAAGGTAGATAGATGGATAAGACTTAAACTCTTCACTGAGTTTAAGAGTCATAGCTGTCTTCAATCTCTTTCTCTTATTCTTGTAGTTCTCATTGATGACAACTCTTTTCTTATATGCATACCTTCTGATCTTCTCTTTGTCTTTCTTGTCTTCATCACTCAAGGTGGGAAGAGGCAAAGGATGGGCAGACTCAATCACTCCATGAGTATCTAGCCTTTTCCAAAGTTCTTGTGCTGTTGCCAGCACTGTCTGATTGATCTTCCATCCTGTCCTTTGAACAGCATTGATTGCATCGACGGCAAGCTGTGAAGCCTGGAATCGAGATTCTCCTGGTCCCTTAGTAGAAGTTTGAACGGGGAATAGTTCATACCCTCCACTGCCTGACTCCAATGAATGAACAACAGGCTCATTCAAAGTTGGGAGATAGAAAGGACGACTGAGTTGGAGGTAGTCATCTGCTTTCTCAATGTACTGAATCAAAGATTCGGAGGGTCTGACTAACCTTCGCTTCTTCCCTGATCCTAAGGGTTCGTCGTAGAGTTCAAAGAGTTCACCATCAGTGGCAACTTCAACGAGTTCAAACAACAACGAACCAAGTCTTGCCTTGTCTGCTTTGTCGATGGTTTGCTTGATAGCAACACCATCGAGGATCTTGTTGAACTGTGCATAGAGTGTGTTCAACTGCATCTCTCTTGATCTACTCTTGAACATCTTTCGTTCAAGTCTCTTGTAGATGTCAGAGTGATGCGTCTCAATATGTTGGAGCGTTAGCTCATGTTCAATGGCTGATGCAATAGCATTGCAGAAACCACTGTAAGGAGTGTCGGATGACACTCTGTTGATTGTCTCCTTGAGAACCAAGGCTGTCACCACTTGAGATCCAAGTGGAGTTAAGAAGCGTAGACAATCCTTTGCCTTTCCTGGTTTACCTAGCTCTGCCTCTTTCATCCATGACTTGATGACAACATTGACTCTCTCAAACAGTTGAGCAAGGAGAGTCCTCCCGTATGGGGAATCACTCTCCTTGTTCGCACTGACCAGCTTGCTTTTCATTGACCTGTAACGGTCAACGCTTAGCTGTCTCATCTTCTCTTCAATGTCGTTAGGCATTGTCGATAGCTGTGATTATTTGCACCCGCCGCAGAGATCATCACAAGTGATGTCCTTCTCATCTTCCGCGCAATAGGGGCAGGGTGCAGACCACCGTTCACTACCATCCGTTACAACAATAGTACCCTCGTCGCCACAAGTCCCGCACGGCTCTGCGTGTTCTTGTTGTTGTTCTAGTGAGAGTTTGATTGCATCGACCAACCCAACTGAGTCGGTCAGACTGAGACGAACAGTTCAGTCATCCACTGGATAGACTTCCCAATAAGGACCACCAACTGGAGCGAGTCGGTCGTGAATGTCCAAGTACACGGACACCAACGCCTCTCCATTGATGACCTTGAACCGAGCCACTGCTCCTCCGAATGGAGGGAACGCAATGATCTCAGTTCCTTTAGGCCAGTCATTCATGGGGATGCCTGGAATGAGTTGGGACCATGGACCAGTCCACTGCTCATCTTCTTCCAGTCTGTGCCTCTCCATCATCCCCGTCTTGGGAGTAGACGGGGACAGAGAGATGTGGTTTGGGTTCTTCTTCATGCGAGTTGAATCTTCCAGAGTTCAGCGGGTTGAGCAGGAGCAGCAGGTTCAACTGCTGCCTCTGCTTGTGGTTGGTTTGACTTCATCGGTGAGTCAAATGGGTTCTTTCCAGAAAGCTGTTCGTCTTTCATCTTGTCCTTTGCTTCCAACCAGTGAAGGTAAGCATCGAAGGACAGGTTCACTTGGCACTTAGCTAAGAAGCTTTCATACTTCATGAACAGTCGCAAGAGTGATGGCGGATCAGGTTCGCTAGAACCGTCTCCCCCACTTGAATCACCACCAGAGTTCTCGGAGGAGTCATTGTCTCCTTGTTCCGAGGAAGCCTCTTCAGACTCTGCATCTCCAGAACCTTCTTCAGGTTCTTCCGGCGCACTCGTTGCATCTGTTGGGTTCGCGTCCTCTCCATCTGAAGAGTCTTCACCACCTGCTCCAGCAGTGCTAGTTGCCTCTGGCTGTTGGTCGGTTTCTCCTTGCGGGTCATCTCCTCCACCTTTGCCTTCGTCGAGCAGGAACTTGTTTTCTTCTGCCATAGGCACAACTTTCTTGCCCATGCCAGCACCTTCGCCTTTACCTTGTTTTCCACTTTGTCCTCCAGGAATGAGTTGGATTTTCATTTTGCTTGTTGGGTTACGAGATCGTAGTCAGTCTGCAACATCGCGCTCAATAATGCAGCTTGCATCATCAAGGGCTTCGGGTGCAGTGAACCACGACGCTCTAGGTCTTGAGAAGTGAGGGACAGTTCTGGTGTAATTGGATCCGAGTAAGGATCAAACTCTTCCATCATCTCTGCCATCTCTCCCATGCCATCCTGCATTATCTTGAGCATGGCATCAGGTCCATCAATGTCGCTATCGACTCGGAGTCTGCGACAGATCAATCCTTCTTTCTTGCCGTCCACTTCCTTCACTCGGATGAACAGCGACTGAGCAACTTCGACAAACCAAAGCAACACATGAAGACAGTGGTCTTCTTCCATTGCTTCACGAAGTTCAGTCTCAGTTTCAAAGGTGTGACCAGCCAGACTACTGAAGTAGAAAGCAGCTTGGTCGTGAAGGTAGAAGTCAAAGATCATCTCTGCTCTCTTCTCCTTCGTCATCTTCAATGGAGACATCCGTTTAGGAGTCACCAGTGACTCTCTGAGCAGCACCTTCTGCTCCTTGGACAGTTTGTCCAAGTCATCCTGACTGACTCCGACAGCCCGTAGGACATCATCATCGTCGTGCTTGCCTTGGTTCTTGCACTCCTCCATATGCAGAGCCAGCATCGTGTTGGCGATCTTCTCTGCATACTTGGACATGAATGGATCAATCATCTCTTCGTCCATCAGAGTGCGAACGAAGCTATGGTAGTGAGGGAAGGTGACTGGAAAAGTCACAGGAACGAGATCGTCATGCAACTCAAGTGGTTTGAGTTTCATCAGGTGATCTCGGATAGGTAGTTCAGGGTGGTTCATTCTACTCCTTGGTTGTTGCGGGTTGGTGTTGGCAGAGTACAAAGCCCTCTGCCATGGCTTCATTCCTGGAGGGAACTATGCGATGAACCCCTCGACCGACTTGGTTAAGAAGTTCAAAGCATTCTCTTCTGACTGGAAGTCAGGGACGAGGATTGCATTCTCACGATCCAATCCTAGCTGTTGCATTGTCGCTGCAATGTAGTCAGGTACAGCAGAGACACAGCGCATAGATCCGATGCTTGACTGCCTGTGTCTATTCTCCTGTTTGTGACCTGGACCTTTGAGCCTGTCAGCCAACTCTGGTGGACACTCTTCAGGCAAGTGAACCGTACCGATAGCACGGTAGCCTTGTGAAGTGAATGTTTGGCCACTCGCCATGACTGCTGCAATCAGGTCAGTGTTCAGGTCTTCGTTAGGCTCCTTCACTTTGCAGAAAGTGCCGTGGAAAGCATTGCGATTGTTCCGATTGGCGAAGCCTAGCTCTTTAGCTTGGAGTGCGCTCAACTCAGCAGCTTCCGTCACATAGACGGCATACTCACATGAGATGAGTTCAACTCGATAGCCAGCAGCTTCCAGCTTGTCCACAAGGACACATCCAACTGCACCAGACCAGAACCAGCCTTCTTCTGACCGTCCACCATTGCCACCGAAGTTGGCCACAACGGTCACAGTAGGATCAAGCTTGCCGATCCGCCTCTTTCTGGCTTCCCATGCAGTATCACACTGTCCGCCATACAGACGGTCGTAACTCAGTTCGTCACCATCATCGAGCCACATCCGATGTCGCTCAATGCCTGTCGGTTGCCAGTTCTCAGAGAGATCCATCAACCGTAGGTTGTACTCACGGATCTTGTCCCCAAGGATCGGGCTACCTTGCTTGAGTGCAAGTCGGCAGTCGTTCCACTGCCAATCGCTAGGGGCATCAGGCAGGACGAGAGACGGCTCTCCTCCGCCAACGATGCACCCATGCTCATAGGCTCTGGTGTTCCACTTTCCTCTCTGCTCAGCCAGCATCTTGCCAACTAGGTCGATGTCAGCGAGTGCGGCAGTGTTCATGTAGACGGCAGTAGACAGCCCGTGATTCTTCCTACGGGTTGCACCATTCCTTACATAGGAATCGCACCATATCGACCGCCATTCATACTCTCCTGTTGGATCAGCTAGTCGGCTGTCCCATAACAGGTCAAGTTCAATCTCTTGCGTCATCTTCGTTTCCTCCAGGTTACGAGTTTTGGGTTGTTAGCTCCCTTAGAGACTTCGCTAAAGCTATGTCTCTAAGGGAGCGTAGCCACTCTCTATGCGAGTGCGGCTGTCTTCTCTTCCCTTGGCCAGTCAATCATCAACTGCTCAACGCAGTCCTTGACCGTCCACTTCAGAGCGATTCGGAACTGGTAAGCATCTCGCAGGGACTGAGTGTCCACCACTTGACGAATGCCTTTCTCCTTCACATTTTTGCGGATGCGGATCCACTCACTTCGCAGTTCGCTATCAGGACACAATGCCTGTTCGACTGCTGGTGAGTAGTCCCATTCAATCAGGTTCATCTTGAACCGTCGAAGCGTAGCCTTGTCGAGTTGGTTTCGACCTACATACATCCGATCTCGCCCGTTGCCAGTGGTGTTTGCACCAGCGATCAGGACGAAGTTTGAGTGACGCTCAGCAAAGGGCTTTTCAACCCTGTTCGGCACTGAGATTCGACCACCAGACACTGCGTCGTTAATCACGATCAACACATTCGGATCTGCTGCATCCATCTCATCCAACAGGAACACTCCACCATTCTCGTAGAGACGGATGAAGTCAGACTGAGCGTATTCAAACTTGCCACCTTCTCCCGAAGGGATGAGACGGCCAAGCAACTGCCCCTCAGACATTCCCGCTGAGCATGAGATCGAAGCGTAGTCACGGTCAAGGGCTTTCGCTACTTGAGCAGCAGCATGAGTTTTACCTGAGCCTGATGGACCGACCAGGAATGCGTTTGGCATCACCTGGACTCGATTCAACAACTCAGTGAACTTCTCATGCACCAGCCCCACAGGAACTTCCGTTCCTTGGGGAGTCACGACAGTGATCTTCTTAGCTCCAGCTTCATCCAGAGCCTTTTCAACTTGCTCAGCAACAACAGCAGGCAACTTCGTTGCAACTGCCTCATCGACTGCTGAGCCTGACCACTTGTCCACCAGGATTTTGACTTGCGTCTCATCCACTCCATCCTTGGACCGATGCTTGCGGATTGCTTCGGCAACTTGCTTGCCAAACATTCCATGCTGCTGCTCAAGGATGTCCAGAGCCTGTGATGCGTCCTCATCAGCGTCCTGCTTGACAGTCGGCTTCTGAATCAGCGTCTTCAAGTCATCCATGATCGGTGCTTTGAAGTCTGCACCTTCTCCTTTGGAAATTGGCCAAGGCCAGTCACCGTAGTTGGTGATTCGACTCGCCCAAACATCTCCGCTGGAAAGACCTTGCTTGACTTCTTGGAAGTCGATGTTTCCAACATTGGTTTTCTTGACGAAGATCCCTTGATGGTTCAAGACCTTGCGAGCAAGGTACTTTTGAGTTCGGTTACTGCCAGCAATGGCCACACGGCCACTGTCAGCATCTCCGTCCACATTGGAAACTCCAAAAGTTGGATGATTCCAAGGTGCTACTCGACTGCTGTGTTCGACGACAATCGTAGAACCGACAAAGGGCTTGCCGAAAACTGGATTGTCAGAGTGGACACTCTCAGCCATTGCAAAGTCTTGCGCTGACTTGAGATCCTTGAACTGTGCTTGCCGAGCAGGGATGAAGTACATCCTCTCGGGATTTTCATTGTCCTGCACATGGCGAAGGACTGCATACATTGATTCACCTCCAGTGAATGACGATTGTGGGTTTAGCCTTGAGATTCCACTGATCGGCCAACTTCAGTGGTTGATTTTGGGTTGTCCCTCTTAATCTATTGAAGTCGTAGACTCCTTCAATAGTTAAGAGGGACTTACTAGCTTGGTGCTAGCGAACTTTTCAACTCAGCGACAGACCAAGCTTACACTGCAATGCTCAGGATAATCAACCACCACAACAGGTAGAGACACCACAGGTATGCGGGTTCTACATCTTGTGCCTGATCGTTTGCCCCATCATCTTCGCGGTCATTCTTCATCGGAAGAATCCACATAGCACTTGGCCAACGCTCGTTGCATCTCGTCCAGTTCATGCTTGAGATGCAGACTGAACATGACCATATGCATTGCAGTCATCTTGAGTTTGTTAGGCAGAACATCAGTCTCCTGATCCGACAGGCTGTTGATGATCTCGATCAACTCCTTGAAGAGTTCAAGGCTCTTCATCATGGCTGGAATGCTGTTCAGCACCAGGACACTCACAGAGTCCGAATCCATGTCAAGCACAAGCTTGCTGTCGGCGTGTTCCGGCGAGTGATCTCCCGCCATGTCTGGTGTGAGGATTAAGCGTAGAGTTTCGTTCATTGTTGACCCTCCAGGGTCGTGCAAGGTGTCTGCCTCATCAGTAGTCGGAGACAATCCCGACTAGACACTGCCGTAGCAGTGTTTCGGCTATTAAGATCGGGCCACTTGAGTGAATCCGCCTTCCAGGGAGACAGAGAACCATCCCGAAGGGTCCAGTTCCTTGCCGTCCTTCGACTCAAACAGTGCAAAATCCTTTTGGAACAGTGCAAAGGGAAAGCCCAAGTGAGTCAACAGGCCATTGATTCTCTCTCGGGTAGTTGGAGTATTCCAACCAGCGCAAGAGATGAACAGTTCATTGTCTTTGCCCCACTCGGCAATCAAGTTGCCGTGTAGCAGCATCATGCCGCCACATACTTGAGTGTTGGCCTTCTTGAACTTGCGTCCCAAGGTGAATGCTCGTGCAGCTTCTTTCGTGATCTTTCGCATCTTTGTTTCCTCCAGAAACAGGGTTTGAGCGAGTCTCTTCAGTGATGCCATGCTCAAGGCATCAGACACTGCCGTAGCAGTGTTTCGACGGTTTAGAAGTTGCCACAGGCCACCATCTGCTCATAGGTCAGGATGATGTCGGCTCTGTTGAGCCAGCCTGTGTCACCTGTCGTCATGTCCACAACATACAGGTATTCGTTCCCATCTCGGTAGACGGTCCAGGTTTCACTTCCGCCACAGGCAGGGATGTACCTATGCATCGCATCCCTCCGGCACTTCGCCATTGTGGACGAAGTTCAGACAGATACCGCAGATGTCCATCTCATCCATGACTCCATCCTTTTCGACACCTTCCTCATCATCCACTAGGTTCTCGACCGTGTAGACATCACAGGGAAGGGAATCGCATAGGTCACAGCCCATGTGAGAGAAGAAGGGATCAGTGTCGGGCATCCCAAAAGAGATAATCCTCCGACATTGAATCTCAGTTTCAACTGTGATCAGGTTCCAATCAGACATTTTGTTTCCTCCAGAAACAGGGTTTTGGCGAGATCTTCAGATCTGGCATAGCCAAGTAGCCAGATGAGATCCGAGGGAGCCTTGAACAGACTCGCTCGGACCTTTCACAATGATCGTATGCTTCTGATCTTTTCCCAAGTTGCCTCTTCCAGGGATTGACCTGGACAATGAGCCGTCAACTTGAGTTTGAACCGTTCTCAGCTTGCGCTGATCTTCCGTGGAAGTCCCCTCAGGGCGGTTGAGTGTGTCGTGTTGTCAATAAGCTGATGAGCGAGTCATCCAACAGGTTCGGATCAGGAACCAGGGACAGCCAGTTTCGTCGGGATCAGCGACTCAGCAAGGCCGTCACTATCTCGCGCGTCGCGAGGCAAAACGGCACTTACGACGGCTCAGCCAAAACTACCTACGGTAAGTTCTTCCACATTTTCCTAAGCAAATCGCTATCTCGGTGCTTCCCAACTTCCTAGTTGCCGTCTTCGACGGAGCGAGCGCACTCTCACACGACGCTCAGGAAGCTTCGCTACGAGCGCACTGCACTCAGGCACTCGCCACACGGCTAGGCACTTGAGCGAGCAGGAGCAGGCACTAGCGCAAGCCTGAGCGAACAGGAGCCTGAGCAGGCCCAAGAGCGAGTGCAGACAGGCTCAGGCAAAGGCACGATGGTGGATGGATGCGTGCAATCTGTGCGGATTCGTGGGCCTCAGGCACTCACTTGGACTTGCCTGTATCACTCACGGGCATGATGTGTGCGGTGATTCACGCGCATGATGCGGGCGTACGGGGGCGTAGGTGAGTATCACTGTCGATATATAGGTACTTACTAACCTGGTCAAAAATCGGTTTTGCATATACCAGTCATCTTTCAGGTAGTCCTTCTAGGGACTGTTCTAGAAAGGTTCGGGGAGACATGAAAAAACAGCTACCCCTATTTCTAGGAGTAGCTGTCTATGCATCGTTTCTGGAGGTAGAACCTGACTCTCTGAGAGAGGAGCAACTCTTAAACCCACTTATGAGTCACTCTTGGCCTGCTGCTTCCATTATTAGACAGCAGACGAATAGTTCTAGTATTTACATACTAAATATTTACTAAGAAGTATTGATAACCAATGTCTTAGCTAAAAGTCTTTTTAACAATCTCTTCTCTAATGGATCATCAAAGAATCTTCTAAAACCCTGTTAGATAGATACTAAGTAAAGATTGAGATATGTGTCAAGCACATATCTCAATCAAACACTAGAACCACACTTAGAACCATGATGGACCATTGTTCTTTCCCAATGAGATGCGTGATTTCCGTGGGGAGGCATCCATCTCGTCATAGAAGACATCTAGCTCTTTGTTCAGAGCTTCCTGGTGTCTCTCCTCCATGACCTGCTTGGCATCAATGACCATGGTGGTCCCCCAATACTCAGCAGCCATGGCCACAGCATCCAATCGGTCATCATGTTTGACTGCACCTTTGAGACGCTGCATCCGAGTGGCCTGCCAAGTGAATCGGTAGCTCCCTTTGTTCAAGTGGTATTCGGGAGACTCGACACTCTGATGGTCATCCAAGATTGCCTGCTTAGAGACGATCAATCTGTGGTTGGTCCACACTGGTTCCAGTGCATCCAGGATCCTTCCCTCCTTGGCTTTGGTGTGTCTCACATCAGTCACAGTGACTGGATACCCATTGTCCACCAATGCCTTCTTGAGAAGCGAGCTAAAGGCTCCTCCTCCGTAGTTCTCCTCACAGATGATCTCTCGGACACCAAACTTCTTAGCAGCCTGAGCGAGCTTCCCAAGGGTGTCTGAGCTATACCCATCCATGGACCCACCCACATCAAGCAAATATAGGAATCCGCTCTTGTGTCCCATGACACACCAGCTAGTCTCATCCTTACCCTTGCCTGAAGGGTCCACAGCCATCACTATTCCATCGTATGGGGCGTACTCCCCCAGGACTTCCATGGGTGCAAAGAACCTGTCTCCAGGTAAACCTACCACAGGTAGATCTTTGATCTCCTGACCAGGACCAGAAGCCCAGATCACTCGACCTGGAGCTAACTCAGGGTCCAAGTCCATGACAACCAGATCCCTGAGTTTGAGGGGATACCGATCAGCATCACTGAGGCTGGTGTCTAGTTGGAACTGAAGTGCAAACCCGGTAGGTCCATAGCTCAGTTCACGCTCCAGGAGGTCTTCTTCAGAGAAGCGTTTAGGGTCTGTCCCCATCCAGATCCTAGAGGGGTCTTCTATCTGTGCTTCAATCGAGGGAGCAAGGTTGGAGCCATACTTGACTTCCACAGTCCCTGGTCTTGGAACTCGTGCTGGCCACACTTTGAGATCCCAGCCCCTAGCTGGAAGCTTGTTGTACAGACTGGCCTCAATCTGAGGAGTCCCCAGGTAGATGATGTGGCCCCCTGGTTTGATCACCGAGTCAAACTCCTTCACCAACTCAGCAATCTTGTCTTGCTTGTGTTGAGTCTCTGAGTTCTCTGGTGTCTCAATGTCGTCAGCCACGATGATGTCAGCACGACTGCCAGTCAACTGACCAGTGATTCCCACTGACTTGACTGATGGTGAGTGGTCTGGTCCACAGAGGCTCACATCGAACGCCACATTGCTGAAGCGTTTGTCGTCCCCTGGTTCAGGGACAAGGTGTTGGAGCATGGGCCACTCCATCATCACTCTCTTACAGAAGGTTGAGAAGGCTTGTGCGCGTTCCTTAGACGCAGACACCACCATGATCTTGAGATCAGGGTTCAGTAGGAGACACCAAAGAACATAGGCAGAAGTCTCATAGGACTTACCTGCTCCACGGAAGGCTTCAATGACTCGTCGTCTAGGACCGTGTTGCAGATACTCAGCAATCTCGTACTGAACAGGTGTTGGCTCGGGTAGACCGAGGAACGACCACATCAGAAACAAGAAGTTGCGAAAGTCTCTAAGCTCTTCAGGAACCTCTGCGTCAGCGTGCTTCATTAGCCAAGGGCTTCCGACTGCTCAATGTTGAATGGCAGGACTTTGCCTTCGACTTTCTTCTTCAACTTCTCTAGCTGAGACTCATCTTTGATGGCCACAGTGATTCCGTTGTCTTTCAAGAACTTGATGGAGGCTAGTAGATCTCCAGTCGAACATTCGTCATCAGCCACCCTGTTGATCAGGGTCTTCGTGACTAGCTCGTGGAGGTCGTCCATCTGACTTTTCTTCGTTGTCAATGGTCTGTACCTTTGATTTGAGTTTGAGGATCCACCCGAAGAACCTTCTTGGGTGGGTGATGATGTAGATGAAGACCAACAGGCCCATCCCACCGAGAACCCAAGGCTTCGCTACTGCTTTCGCATTGTCGTTGATGAACTTCTGTACATCTGGATCCTCTGTCAACAGCGCGTAGGTCAGGGAGTCTGTGCGTTTCTCTTGGTGCTTGATCTCAAGGTTGGAGTCTGTTGCCTCCATCCAGAGCGCACCAAGCATCCCACCTACAAGAGTCCCTACGGGACCAAGCGTAGATCCAGCCACAGCCCACATAGCAATGAAGCCTGCTTCCAGACCTTCTTCTGCAAGTTGTCGAGGCTGACCTGCTTGACACCCTCCAAGAGAGAGTGCCATGCACAGCAGGATTACACGAACCACGAGATCACGACACTCAGCAACATTCCCATGAGAACCATGAAGACATCGCGTGAGAACCTGTGCTGAGGATCAGCTAGGTGGAGTTTGAGTTTGGTGAGTGTGTTCATTCAATCGAGTTTCAAGTATTTTGAGTTGGTGAGAGAGTTTCAGGACTTCGACTGTAAGGTTACCGTCTTGAGTCAGAGCGATCGTCTCCAGTTTTTCAATCCTGCCAGTAAGCCTGTTGACATCGGAGATCAATCTCTTGATCACCCAACAACAGACAAGGATTAAGCAAGCAGTAAGACTAGAAGACACAGTAAGCCAAAAGGCTGCATCTGTATTCCCTGGTGTTTGTGCGTCAAGAACGGACAGGAAAATGAACACCGTTACCAAGAGGAGTATTGAGGACCAAGAACAGAGATGTTCCCGGTAATCAACTTTCGTTGATTGTTGTCATCGAACAGTAAAGGCTGTTCAGTTGGATAGGTACTTCCGTTCTTTTCGTAGAGCCAAGAGTATTTGTCTGAGAGTCCCCAGAACCAGATGCCTTTGACACCTGCATTCTTAGCTGCACGGAAGAGACGAGAGGCTACTAAGGCAGCAGCCTTCTGTCGTTGAATGTCGGTAGTACCGTTAGGCAGAGTAGATGTCGTGAAGTCGCATTCAGTAATCAGCACTTGACCAAATACTTCATTCAATCGCTCAAACCCTTGTTGCATCCCAGCTTCAGAGTAGTTGATCAGACAGTCCATGTGACTCTGCGAGCCAATGAAGAGTCGTTCTCGTTCAATGTAGCCGTTGTTGACCAAGTAGTTAGCTAGGTCCACATATGCATCAATCTTGTCAGAGTACAACGAGTAGTCATCAATCTTGTAATCGTTCAAGCCGATCATAGCTTTCGTGTCTACGAGGGCTGCACGCTGAACATTCTGACCAATCTCTGCAAAGGTCAGGTCATCCACATCTTCAAAGGTCTTGATTGCTCCTGTACTGTTCAGGAGTTCGTTCCAGACCTGGATGTAGTCGAACCGACCACGGAAGTAGCCAACCACAGTGTCGATGTGAACATGGTTAGCTACGATTCGTTCCCCCTGATCAACGATTGGATAGCCCTTGTTGACCGGGAAGAAGGTCGGTTTAGCCCACAGCAGTGTATGGAGCATCGTGACTGCTCTGTGCTGCTCCGCATAGGCCAGCATCGCCTCAGCAGTAGTCCAATCGTAAGTGGAGTAGTTGGGCGCACCATCAGCAAGTAGCTGATTCCACTTCATAGCGTTGCCATCCAGGTATCCCTGGAACTTACTGAACAGTAGGTTCCTGGATTCTGAGTCTAGATCGGCATCATCTACATGGAGCATGGCTCCAATGAACGGATCTTTGAGGGATTTAGTCCGATTCCGGCGAGTGTCTCGGAACCGGGAGAAGAGTTTACGAGCAGTCATGCACATTCTAGGCCGATGGGACCGGGTAGCTGATGTAGATCACAACAGAGCGTGCTGAAGCATTGCCGTTGTAGAACTGCATCCGTGGAGGCATGACATTGCCTGGAACATATCCAGCGTAAGTCGTGCCGTCAGCCATCTTCAGTTGACCAGCAGTATTAGTAGCAATGAGATTCTCAAGGTCACGGGCGTTAGTGCCGTCCGTTTCCCATTGATCAGTGCCAGTGTTCCAGCTAGGCAGGAACATATCGACATCAGCACCTGAGACAGTGATGAAGACAGAGACTGCTCCGTGAGTGTTGATGATGTCTGACCATTCAGCGTTAGCAAGGTTTGAGATCGTCACTACATGAAGGTAGCGGTTGACCTCATCAATGATTTTAGTAGCCATTGTTTAGTTAGAGTTGGAAGGAGGAGTGTTGACCAGACACCAGCCGTGCTGCGTCTAGTAGTTTGAAGGAGCCATCGGAGTCAGCAGCAGCATCTTCAAGAGTGGTGCAAAGCGACCAGTACCCGTCAGGGTTAGAAGGCCCGGTCAAAGTAAACCACGACCATCCAGGGACTTTGCCTCCGGCTGTCGTGAAGATGCCGCACCAAGTCTCATGCGCCAATCGTAGAAGCTCTGCGAACCTGTCCGATTGGTACTGGTTGACGAACTCAAGAAGCTCTGGCGTTCCGCTGTTCCCCCCGTAACCGGCGCAGTGGTGGTTAGCCTCGTATGCAACGATGCTTTTGTCAGGCCAGTGGACAAAGACCTGATCGGCGTTCTTTTGCCAAGTGTCTCCGATTGCGCCGTTTGTGTGGAACTGCGTAATCTCATACTCAATGGAGTCGTAGCCTTCTGTGAAGTCGGGTGACTGATCCTCTCCGTTGGTGACATTTCCTGGTCCGCCTTTGGTAGTGTTCAATGCGCCGCCAGAGATCCAGTTCACACTGCCAGTGAACCAAGAACCAAAGTAACCCGAGAACCCGAAGGTCGGGAAGAAGTCACCAGTCATGTCCGTCGAGCCAGAGTCAAACGGCTCCGACGAGTTGCACTCGTAGGTGTTTTTGTTGCGACCCGTGTAGCCAGTCTGCATACACAGGACTGGACAGAAATCCTTGCCTGCTGCATCGAAGACAGTTTCGATGATGTCCATGACTTGCTTGGCTCGGAAGCCACTCTGCCTCCACGCCGGGTAAGAGTCTCCACCGTGACGGCCATCGCCTGCCCCTGGGCTACTCTCCGTGGCTACCTCTTCGGCAAGGCCAGTCTGGTGCATGATGGCGTTGATGGCGAACCCGAAGTTCCACATCTCATTCGATAGCTCGATGATTGGTGGCCCTGTATCGAAGTTGTGGAAGGTAACGAGATCGGTTGCCCAATCCGTCACGGCAGCATCGGTGAACTCGCCGGGGACGCAGTACCAGCCCTGCACTCCACACGCACTGACCAGTTCGCACAGCGCACGAAGAGGCATTCCACCTGTGCGGAACTCGCCTGCGCCACCGTTGTAGGGGCCGTGCGAGAATGTCGCAAAGGTGTAGGGCTTCGTCTTCCCTGCTGCGTTGTAAGTGGTATTACCAGACTTTTGGTTCGTTGCAGCCTCGTTCATGACGCGGATGTGACCCCAAGGGGCCACTGCATCAATGCGTGACTGTCGAATGAAGTTCGCTCCACCTACGCGAGTAGTTCCTGCAAGACTGGTTTCACAGATCTCAACATCACGGATCGGGTCGAGAGCATACGCCGCTGCCCCTCCTGGACTCGCATCAATGTCCGCCTTTGAAATCTTGAAGGTGATGGTCCCCGCCATTGCGGTAATGTTGTAGTCCGTGTGCTGCGGGTTTGTGGCATCGGTTACCGTCCCCGCCGAGCCACCGTTAAAGATGATGGACGGCTTGACCCCATTACCGCCAACCCAGGAGCAGCGATAGTCCGTGTATGGGAAGTCCCCGTCCGCTGGGCTTGTGTGGAGGACGGTCTGGATGTGGCTCGACGCTGAACCCACACCTTCAGGCCAGCCATCGTCACTGTAAGTTCCATCGAATTTCGCCCATGTGTTGTCCACCCACCCGGGACGCGCCTTGTAGTAGATATTGTTGAATGGGCAGCCGCCCTCATAGTCCGAGACAGGCTCAAACTGAACGCCCTCAATGGCGCAGTTTGACTTACGCGGATTCGTAACTAGGAACTCAAGGCGAGCCATCTTTTACCCTCCAAGGACACTGCGTGCGTTGTACTGGTCTTCTCCGTCTTCGCTTAACAGCTTAAACTGAGTAGTGATTCCGTGAGCTTTTGGAGTGCGCCAGATGCCCGGTTCTTTGGCAACGAGTAGACCACCAAGAGCAAGCTCTTTGATTCCCTTGAGGTCTTGAACAGTCACTTCAGATTCTGCGAGCAGAGTCCCGGTAGCTGTGTCAAAGACTGTGCGTTTGAAGGTGAGGGGGAACGCCATTACGGAGTCCCCCACAGGCTGTTCAGTTCTTCTAGCTGTGCCTCGTTTGGCGTTGCAAGTTCGATTGCAACGGGCTTACCGTTTGGGCGATGGCCCCGCCAGACTCCCGGCGAAGAGGGTGTTAGTTTGCAAAAGTCCTTGTACCGCGCAGCCCCTCTTGGGCTTTCGACAAGGGCTTCCGTAACGACTGCGCCGCCTTCTTCCAGGACGGTCTTCTTTAGTTGGATTGGGTACATGATTAGACGATTGCGGTATCAACATACATGATGCAACTGATGGCGACATTGCCATGTGAAACGGGTGTGCCTGCGCCGTGAATGAAGTGCCACTCAACTATATCTCCGACCGCAACTGTCTTGTCTGCGAGAGTTGAAGTCATAGCACCCGCATCGTAGCTTTGATATTGCAAATGCTGTGTCGCGTTGTTCACATCTACGGGAGTTGCTAGGATTGTTCCGACATTGTTGTTGAGGTTCCAGTCATACTGCCAGTAGTTCGATGCGTCGGGGGCCATGTATACACCCGCGTGGTAACGGATCTCGGTAATCACACCGGGGACCGTAAACATACCCGTACAGGGCCGACCTAAGAGTTCGCCGGTGTAGGGCGTGATGCAAGTGAACAGGTGAGGAACGCGGCGAGTCTTCGCATACCAAACCGCAGCGGTAGCAGTTGCGTCTTCGCAGGTGTAGACAAGCTGGGTCGCGGTGTCGTAGTGCGTGTCGCCGACAGCGTGAGCAACAAAGTCACCCGTTGCGTTATCGCTGTCCCAAGTAGCGAGGGGAGGCCCAGCCGACTCGGTGTGACTGCCGCCACCACTAGCTCCGTGCTGGTCGATGTATGACTTAATGTCAGCTGGCGAGTGCGACCTCTCCGCGGTCTCCGTCGCTGCCGTAATCTCGCCTGCACTAGCCTGTACTGCGTTGACTTCAGCACCTGTGGCGATTCCGTCCAGCTTCGTGCCATCAGCAGCAACATCTCGACCGTCAACCGTTCCGCCAACGACGATGTTGGTAGTTACATCGAGGTCATCAACATAAGCCGTAGCGAACCGAGTGCCAGTCAGTCCGAGGTCGCGGGTTCCGTCAGCGTCCGGCGTGATGACCGCATCGACCACATCGCTCCACAAATCGCCAGCACCGCCAGCATTCACCTGATCCCAGACTGCTGCACCAACACCGACCGACCTAGCCCACCAAAGCGTTTGCAGAGTCGTGTTCCACCACCAGCTACCCGCTGCGAAGCCAAGTGAGCTATCGTCAGAGGCAGTTGGGTCAATCGTGGTGACCGTGGTTTTGCGTGGGACAATCCCCATCGCCGTGTGCGCGGTCTCGACGAGCTGCTGGGGAGTCGAACGGATGAGTGCATCCGTGCCGCTGACATCTCTTAAGAGAACTTCGTCGAGAGCCGCCGGACCTGTTGCAGCCGCCAAGCCTTCGATGACATCTTCAATCGACTTCTCCGTTGTGCTGCCACCACCACCGCCACCGCCATCAATCTGCGCCCAGACTGCTGCCGTCGCCGTGATGTCCTGACAGATCCAGGACTTGTCAGTGGTCGTGTTGGTCCAGAGGTCGTTGACGATGTGGACCGTGCCGTTGGTTCCCGCGCCATCGTCGTTGACTCCTGGATCGGTGGTTGTCGTGATTCGGTTCTGGGGGACAATCCCTAACGCCGTGTGTGCAGTTTCAACGATCTGTTGAGCAGATGCCTTCCGCATCGTGCCGTCATCGTCGTAGTATTCAAACAGGTCAGCCGCTGCTGGCGCAGCTTGAGTTAGCGTACCGATGACGATCCTCAGGTTGGCAACCGTCAGAGGAACAAGGCTTGCCACAGCAACACCATCAACAGTACCAACATTGGTGATGTTGAACCCACCACCGTCTAGGTCTGCCCCCAACTCTGGGGAAAGGTCTTCAACAATGTTGTTTAGGGATCCTCCGCCACCTCCACCTGAGCCAAGCACAGTGTCCGTGCCAGCAGGGTTGGTGAAGACCAGAGTGCCATCATCCTTGTGCCAGATGATTCCGATTCCTGCGGCAGGAGTCGTAGCATGGTCAGCCCGCTCAGTCAGAACGATCTCTTCACCCACCTGAGCTTTGTCCATGTGGACATCGCCAGTCATTGGCATCAGGACAGTGTTCGTTCCTGCGTTGTCGATGGTTGCATTCGCTGCACCGAGCAAGAAGACACGATCCTGAGTGTTCAGATCAATCGTGTATCCAGTGCTGGTCAGGTGTGAACCACAGTTGATGAGTACCGTGTCTGTGGCAGCATCCAAGTTGATGTCAACCACAGCATCCAACTCACCATCCTTGCGACAGACATTGGTGAGAGTGGTTCCAATACACCCGAACGAAGACACTCCGTCATACCCGACAAAGATGCCGTCTGCTCCCAAGGGAGAACCGCCTGCAACAGTAGTCAATCCTACCAGAGTCAGTGAGTTCAAGTCAGTGTATGCACACCCAACCAGCTTCACTGCACCACCCACAGGAGTGATGAAGGTCAGGTTCTTCAGACGGTTGGAAATGCAGTAAGAAGATCCACTGGTGTCTTCGATGGTGACGGGGTAGACCCCACTTCCAAGGAAGGCAATGTCACTGACGATGTTGGAATCAATCCCGATTGCACTACCAGTCAGGTCAATAGCAGAAACAGTAGACGATGCGCTGATAGTCCAAGCGTTGCCTCCAATGAAGTTGAAGGAGAACAGTGCTGAACCATTACCACGAGTGTTAATGATCGCAGCATCAGTCTTGTCCTGTTGGGCTTCTTGGAAGAACAGGTAGGTGTACTTACAGGAGCCAAGGATGTCGATGACATGACCACCTGCTGACTGTCCCCAGATCTCATTGACACTCATCTTGAGGTAGTTCACTGCGCTGTTACCAGCAACTTTGAACATAGCCTCTGAGTTGTTGTTGATCAGCCGAGCATCCTCTGCGTTAATGCTGATGTTGTCTCCATCAATCTCAATCCCGTGAACGATGTAGTCGCCTTCAGGGAAGTAGATGGAGTCGTACTCAGCTAGAGCAGCCTGGACAGCAGCCGAAGAGTCAGCGACACCAGTAGGGTCAGCACCGAACTCAGTCACAGAGACTGATGGAGCATCGAAGGTGTCAAAGCTCTCTTGCGAGATGTAGAGATTCTGAAGCTGAGCAGTGTTCAGATCAGCAGCCCGTAGCATAGAAGCATCAGCAAAGTTGATGATCTGGCTAGCTGTATCCTTCGGAGTCACTCGACGGATGCTGATTGCTGCCCCGCTTGCGGGAATCGCAGCAGGCTCAAAGACCACCTTTGGTGTAGTAGTCTCATCAATGGTGTAGTCAGTGCTAATGACTTGAGCTATCCCATCAACAGTCACTTGGATGTGAGTCTGCTTGAGGTACGGCTTAGAGTTGACACCGGGTTCGTCCGCAAAGACGATGTTGTAATCGGTGGTTACTCCGTCGCCTTCGTAGCTAACTGAGGAATATGCCATTAGAAGTTCAGGATGTTGTTGACGACTTGTGATTCTCGTCCAACTCGACGAGCTACTTTGTTAATGCGTAGTTGCTTCTCAGCCTTGGCCACCTGATCAAACTCGGTCAGCATCTGTGTGTATGCCTTGTCCCGGTACTTTCTGATGACTACTTTGAGGGCTTGCACCTTTGGACTTTGCTCTTCTCCGACCGCATCAATCATGCGCTCATAAGCAGGAGACTCGATGGTTTTACCCAAAGCATCTCGTAGTGTGCGTCCGCCAATCTTGATCTCGGAAGTGATCTCTTGCCAACGGTCGTAAGCTGTTTGGCCCCGATTGTTCTCGAATCGTTGGAGATCCAATACCCCATGCTTGATTGCTTGAGGTGGAGAGAACCCGTGACCCAGCCGTGCAATCTCTCGTGCAACTGGATCTCTCGTTAGTTCAGACTTTTGGAAAGGACTCAGCGGTTCCAGAAGAGGAGTCGGAGAGGCATAGCCTGACCGCTTCATTGGCTCACCCAAGACATTGCGTCGAGGGGCAAGCGTCTCAGAGTACCCAGGAATCCGAGACTTCCACTGGTCTGTCAATGAACGGATCTCACGGAAGTAGGGATCTTGGTTCAACTGAGCAGCCATCGTTGGAATGGCAGCACCGAGTAGACCTCGGATGTAGCTGTCTCCGTAGGTGTCAGGATCGTCAATGACCTTGGCCAAACGAGTGAAACCTTGGAGGTAGGTCTTCTGACCGATGTTCCGCATGAAGGCTCCGAGCGTTGCCACCATGATGTCTTCTGCCATGCTGGTGTCATCAGTAGCAGACGCAGAACCAAGCCCTTCAGACAGGTCAGCAATCACACCGAAGAACGATGCGTAAGGGTCGAGACGAGCGTATGAGTAGAACTTGTCTCCGACTCGGATGGAGTAGGGCTGGTGTCCAGCGTTGATCCATGCCTGTCGTTGAGCAGGGTCTTTAGGACCACCACCAGTGATCTTGCCGTTCATCACCCAACTCACTGTCATGGCTCCCATCGCAGTACCTGTGGCAATGCGACCCAACGCACCTGCACGAGCCTTGGGAGATCCGTAGATCTCTTTACCCATAGCCGCTCGCAGAGGGTTGTAGATGCCTTCGACAATCGGAGCCAACTGACGGTCCAAGTAGAACGACACCAAGTTGGTAGGAGTGTTGATGAAGGGAGTGACGATACGGAAGATCGGTGCTTTGTTCACCACCTTCTGCATCTCAGCACCCATCCACTGAACGCCTTTACTGACCGGGTTGTGTCCTAGTTGAGGACGGTTGGCTTGAGTGAAAGTGACTTCACGAGCGTTCTCTAGGGACTCCTTCGCCAACTCACCCATGTCATCATCCCAGTTACGGTTGACATACTGTTGAGTCAAGTTGCGAACACGATCCTTCGTTGGCTCAAGTCCGCCCTTCTTGAGTTTCTCCTTGGCCCAAGCGTCTCCTCTGCGCCAGACTTCTGCTTTGGAGTAGAGTTGGCCTTGACCCAGCATCATCTCAAACTTTGAGTCAATCCACTTAGCAGCTTGAGAACCATTCAATCCCATGCTTGCTGCCTTGGATGCTAGCCCCTGCTTCACATGGGCGCGGTAGTTGACCTGCTTCATAAACTCATCGACCGCACCTAGCATTCTGGTAGGCATGGTGGTTCGATGGTAGATCCAGTTAGCGACCATGTTGGCAGCAGGATCTTTGAGGTTCAGGTCAAGCTTGCCCTTGTTCATGCCTTGAGCATCGACCAAGGTACGAGCAGACGGGTCAAGCTGACTTGCTCCCTTTCGGTAGGAGATACCAGCGACACGCAACGCATCACCAGCAGCACTGATGAGATGAGTGAAGTGTCCGATCTCATCAGCAATCTTCGCACCAGGAGTGAACGCTGCACCGAAGGCTCGTTCAAGTGGAGTGAAGAACATATTGAGAGCGTTCGACAGTGCGTTGACTGACTGAGTACGAGGACCAGACAGCAGAGAGTTGTAGTACAGCTCACTGATGATCCGACCAAACCGACTCTTGCCTCCCTCGTGAGTGACACGAGCTAGTGCAAAGTCACCAGCTTCAAACGCACTGATCCGTTGGTCCAGCCACTTTTCAATGTCTGCTCCTTCCTCTTTTGCGTTCTTCAGGAACTTGGCTGAAGCCTCTGGATCCTTCGGATTGAAAGACAGTTCATGCTTCGGGATGTTCCGTAGGTCAGCTAGGCTTGAACCAATGCGTCCGTTATTGCTTTGTACGAAACGAGTTAGGGTCGATGCCTGTCCTTCCAACCACATCGCCTTAGCGATCATGCTGTCTGGAACTTGCTTACCTGCCTCTCTCATGTCTCGAATGGCAGTCAGCACTTCACCCATGTCACTCATGTAGTCAGCATGAACTTGGCGAATCGCCATCATCTGAGACATGATTGCGTCGTACTGATCTCCAACTCCTTCAAGCATCATGGATGCTTCTTCCACATCCATCGTTGGAAGGATCTCACGGAGGTATTGGATTGCTTCAGCAGCTTGAGCATCACGCTCAACTTTCGTTGAAGGTGCTGCATCAATGTCTTGTTGCATCTGATCAACAAGGTCACGAGAGCTTTCGTTCTCGACAGACTTGCCGACATTCAACTTGCCTGGACGCTTCCTGTTCTTGTCTCCCTTCAGAGGTGAAGGCTTAGGACGAGTGTCGTGTCCCAAGAACTCTTCAGCTTCCTTGGAGTCAAACGGAACGAAGTCAGGATCGTTTCTGACAATCCGTTTCAGTTCATCTAGCTCTGCCTTTGGTGCATTCTCAAGTGAGCCGTACTTGTCTCGTAAAGCTTTCTCTGCTGCTGCACCCTGGCCACGAGCCTTGTCAGTCTTAGCGTTGGGGTTCTCCCCTTCTTGGAAGAGAGTCTTTACCTTGCCTCCTCGTTCTTGACGAGCGAGCTTGCGTTGCTGGTAGAGAACTTCATCGAGGTCACGGGTAGTGACGATGGCATCGAAGACCTCTCGGACTTCTTTACTCATCTTAATGTCGATGGAAGAGCCAGTGATCTTTTGGTAGATCTTCGCCATCGCAGCAGACAGGACATCAAAGACCTGCCGAAGGATTGGTGAAGCTCCTTCAGGAAGCTTGCCCTCACGCACATAAAGTTCAAACCCTCGTGCAAACTTCTCTTCAGCATTGGTGTCCCAGACACCTTTCTTTGCTCCAGCCCATTCATCAAGGACACCCTTCTGTTCCTTGGTGAGTGCGTCTCCCATGTACATATGGTGACGCACGACATGGCCAATCTCATGCACAGCAGTGGAGACATCAGGGTTCTTCAGTCCACGGACGATGGCCTTACCGTCTTGGAAGATCTGAGCCATACCCTTAGCTGTTCCAGGCGTACCTTGGAGCATGGGCTGAGGGTTACTAAGAACCTTCTCTGACTCACTGGTGAACAAGAATACAGGGTTCATCTCCCCTTCAGCCGTTTGGCTGAGTCTTGCTTGAGTGCTGAACAGTCCGAGACGCTTGGCCTCTTTCTTGTTCATGCCACCCACAGTCTTGTCGTACAGGTTTCTAGACCACTCTCCTCCAAAGTCAGACGCAGTGTCTAGAGTGATTCTCCGCAGCTCTTCAGGAATGCTTTTTGAGATAAGTTCTTGGACTTCCTCAAGGTCAATGCCAAGTACCTCATCAAGTGCCGATTCAAGTTGCCATTCCGCCTCTGCTCCATACATTCGGTATGCTTCAATCGCATCGAAAAGGCTTTCAGCATCTTTTGCAGACACTTCAACCTCTATGCCATGGAACTCAAGAGTGACCCAATCTACTCCCTTAAAGTCGTAGCTACCGAGCGTTTCTCGAATGTCAGGGTCAGCAGTCTCCCAAACATCAATGTCTTCTAGAAGAACCTTAGCCCGACTGTCGGAACCTGCTCCAACTGTCTCACGAAGCTTGCCAATCTTGTAGGCAAGGCTGCTTCCGAGTAGTTCTTCTACATCCTCAGGGTTAGCGTCAGCGACATTGAATCGGCCTACAACTTCTCCAGACTCGTTTCGCATGAAGATGTCCTCACCTTCTGCTTCAATGGTCTTAACCTTTTTGTAGACACCTGTGTTTGGATCATCTTGCCAACGCCGTGCGTTCTGATCTCCAGTGATGAAGGACACACCATCGTATTCATTGTCGGCAGCCCACTTCAGGATCTTGCGAATGCCTAGACGGATCCAATCTTTTGAAGCTACGCCTTTATGGTCAGCAACGAACGGAGCAGCTTCAGGTAGAGCGTGTTCACCTGTGACCTCCATGGAACGACTAGATGGATCCCATCGTTCTAATCGAATGTGGTTTTCCTTGGAAGCTCCAGGAAGCTCTCTCCCATCTGAAGGCTGCGTAAATCCGCTGGCGGCTGCAATCTCAGCATCTTGACGACGAGCTTGGTTAGCAGCGATCTGCCAATCAGACTGCATCTCTTCGACATGAACGACCTTCTTCTGAACACCGTTTGCATCAATGAAGGTGCGAGTGTTCGTTCGGATATGGAAGAGAGGAATCTTTCCGTTATGCGTGAAGTGAGGTTCCTGTACATCAGGATACCTGCTATGTGGACTCATCTGAGTCTGGTCCGCAGAACCAATCAAGAACAGACGACCTTGAAGCTGGTCTGATTCAGCAGTGACGAACATTCCATCCTTGTCTCGCACTGTCCGAGATGCACCTATCTCAGACAGTTGGAAGCTGTCCTCAAACTTAGGCCCAGGCTTGTCCACTACCCATAGCTTGATTCGTTCCGCACTTCTCAGTGCTTCACCAATAGACATCTCAGGATTTGATTCAATCAAAGTGGAGATGCCAGAGTATTCCCATTCAAGAGCATTGATCTTCAAGGGAGTACCATCTGGACCCTTCATCTTTCCGACTACTTTCCGTAGTTGGTTAGAGGGTGCGCCATCTTGACCGAGTAACTCCTTTGCAGGCTTCCGAAGAAAACCTTTCCCTAGATTGAATGTGTTTTCTCTGTCGTAGAGGATGTTTTCAAAGGCTTCAAACATGGGGGAGTAGAAGTCTCCTGCATCAGTTCCTTCTACTTCTCGTCCGTCCATCAACTGGAAGAGCTGTTTCCGAGGAGGAAGCTTAGGACCAATGAAGTCCTGATCTCCCCAAGAGATAGCTCCCAACTCCACACCAGAACTTTGATGTAACAGACTGGCTGCAAGAGCTACCTCAGGATCATCCGTCCCTAACTCTGCGCCAAGCATCTGTGCGTCTGCTACGGTCATCTCATCGACCTGAGCAGCTAGTGCTTTCTGTGGATCTCCAGTCTCACGGAGAACAGCCTCTCCTGCTCTCTTTCCTCGGAGAGCAACAATCAATGAGTCGAATGCCATACCAAGACCGAAGCCTTCAATGGCGTTCTTGAAGCGAGCCATGGCCTCTGAGTCGTTTGGATCAGAAGCAAGGAACTCAGTGATCGGGTTAGCCAGACCTGGATGAGATTCGATCAAATCGGACAGACGACCTCCCTGACCTTCAAAGAAGCCAAAGTCAACTGCAACACCTTGGACACCTGCTCCAAGGATCTCTGCTCTCTTGGGACCACCCGCTAGGAGTCGTCCAATCTTTCCTCCTTTGCCGATCCCCGCACCAATAGCACGAGCAGTAGCCATACCACCAGTCCCGGCAAAGCCAACGGCAAACTGAGAAATGCCTTCAACCAGTCCACCAGCGAATGTTTCAGATGACCCAAGCCCAAGGTTGTCAGGAATGTCGTAGTCCAATCCGAAGATTGTGGGGAGTTCAAGGATGCCCTCAGCAGCACCAGCGATGCCACGGAATGGTGCAGCAGCAATGTCGCCAATGGTTCCAAGAAGACCTAGCTCCTCCTGGTTCTGGCTTTCCTGAGGGTTGTTCTGTTCCAGCATATACCGCTGGTCAGCCTCAGCCATCCACTTAGGAGTCTCACTCATTTTCTTGCTTGGTTGGTTCGATGATGCCTCGCTTGAGCATCAGGATCCGCTGTTGAGTGCGGAAGGTATCTAGGTCTGGTACGCCCTCTTCACGGAAGACAGCGTTCACGGCTGCTAAAGCTTGAGATGCCTTAGCGTCATCGAGGAGTTCCTCGGGAGTAAGCAGGACGGATGAGTGAGGGTTGAACCATTGCTTCAACTCAGCATCTGTCATGTTGATGTCCTGACCTACGGCAGTGATCTTCCTATCAAGGAGGTTGTCCAATGTGAATCCGTAGAAGGCTTTGGATGCAAAGGCAGACTCACGAGCAACCCTTGCTACTTCAGGTTGAGGAGTACCAAGGATGGGGACTCCCTCTCGGAAGCCAATAATCGAGTGAGCCACAAAGCCTCCCTCTTCCACCTTGAGGATCACCTGACCCACAGTGGTTGCATGAGCCTTGAAGATGATCTCTGAAGAGTCACCGTCAAGGAACTTGTTAATAGCCGTACCTTTCTGAGCAAGGTACTTCAGATCCTCTTTAGTAGGACCACCAGCTTTCTTACTGACCTCAGCCAGCTTCTTGTTCATCTCACCGATAGGAGCCAACTCTGCGGCTCTCGGTAGATCTGCATCTTCAAAGTCAGACGGAAGACGCAAGTGAGGAGTAGGAGGCTCGTAGATTCCTGAACGGTTCGTCACACGAGCGTTGGACTCTGCCAAGATCTTCACTGACTCTGGTCGCATCTCGTCCTTGTATTCCTGCTTTAGCTCCTTAGAGCGTGTAGCAATGAACTCATTGATCTTGCCAGTGACGGCCATCGGATCTGCCCCTTCTGTCTCAATGAGGGACCGAGAGAACTCGTAAGTCTCTTGACGGAGTTGACCGACAAACTTGTTCCGCTTCTCGATTAGCTCGCCAACACCTTCATCATCTGCCATCTCTGTGAGACTACGAAGGTCGGCAGCAAACAGGGAAGTGAGGCTAGCTTCAGAACCAAGAAGGTTCGACTGGTTAGACGAACTCTTGATCTGTTGCTCAGTTAGGGTGTATGCGTTGTAGTTGCGAGTGACCTCAGCTTTGAGTCGCATCTTCTCAGAGTTAGAGAGGTCCGCAGCATCAATGACTCCCATCCAGTAGTCATAGGTACGACCTGAGGTCTGAGGAGGTTGACTGACTTGGGACACCATCTCTCCGTAGAGAACAGGATTGGTGTCAGCGTTGGCTTCAGCAGTGCGGAAGTCTGCAATGCGCTTCTTAATGTCCTGCCATGCAGCACCGACAGTACCTGCAATCAGGTCTTCATTCGTGATACCTGCTTCTTCTAGTCGCTCACGGATTGCTCCGTTCACAACTTCAAACTCAACACCTGACCTGTTCTCAGCCCATCCAGGAATCTCAGCATTGACATACCAGTTAGCTACTTGACGAGCTTTGGCCTCATCCTTGTTTGCCTGTACATCAGTCTGGTTGTCCTCTAGCTCAGTGATCTCATTGTGGATTGCTTCGACAATGACTTGCCGACGCTCACGAGTGAGTCCACGAACTTCACGATCAGCCAAGACATCAGCGATCCGTTGAAGACCAGCTTCATCTTTCTCAGCCACAGCTTGTTGAATGACGACTTGCATCACAGTGGTGATGCTGTCAGTCATCTGTCCCTTCTGAAGGTGTCCCTTGTTGTTGGACACATACTCCTCTCCCACAGCTTCTACCAAGTCGATAAACTCCTGAGGGGAGTAGTCACCGTCTCTGAACTGCTCAGTCAGAGCGCGTACTTCATCTTGGTAGTTGGCCTGGTTCTGCTCAACACGGTTGGATCCTTTCTGTTGGATCAGTCGGCTAAGAGAAGCCTGTCGTTTCTCTTCAACTAACTGGTTCCACAACGCTCGTGAATGAGAGCTAGAGGAGACAGTTGAAGGTAGGCTATCAAAGGCATCCTTGAACTCTTGGTCCAAAGCAGCTTCAACATCTTCCAGCTTGAGGAGAGGATCAGACAACTCATTCGCTCGCTCAATGATTTGAGACTGAGCTTTGTTAGCTGCTTGACGGACATACCCTTCTTCAAAGTACCGAATGGTACGAGGGTTCCATCCTTCAGGGACTTGACCTGAAGCCTCCAACTTGGCCAAGTCTTCTTCGGCCAAGTTCCGACGACGCTCTAGCTCTGCTAGGGCAGTGTCACGATCTTGCTCTTCCCACTTGGGTTCAAGAGCAGAATAGACACGAGCCAAGGTAGGGCTGAGACGCTGCATCTCTGACCCTGCTTTGATCCACGGATTGAGGGGGACTTGAGAAGATCCACCAGACAGTTGAAATGCTCTCCCTCCAATGACAGCAGCACCGTTTGAGGTGACTCTACGAGTTACCCCTAGCCCCGTAGAGCTTTTGGAATCGGGAGTAAGTCTGGTCACTGTTAGTTGCCTAATGCTTTGTTGATCTGTGCGCCGCTCAATGCGCCACTTAACCCTGAGTTAGCCAGACCCAAGAAGTCGCCAAGACCCCATGAAGTATCCGGCTTGAGAGGATCCTGAATAGGACGAGGCAGGAACTGGAAGATCTGAGCTTCAGCTTGGAGACGCTTCTCTTCGGCCACTGCCGCAGCATTGAAGCGAATCTGCTTCATGTCTTCTTGAGCCAGCATCTCAGCTAATGCTGAGTCTCGGATGTACTGATCGTAAAGCGAAGTAGCGACAGCTACTCCTGACTCTCCGGCACTGGTGGTCGTGATTGCGGCAGCTTTTTGGTACTCATGCTGCTGCACTTGCAGGTTACGGGCAATCAGCCCTTGTTCCTGAAGAGCCTGAATCTCAATCTGAGAAAGAGTGCGAACCAGATTCTCAGAAATGATGTCCTTATTAGCACTGAACAGAGCTTTGTCGTAGTCGCGTTGAGTCTTCGCTTGTTGAAGCTGGTAACGATACTGAGCATCTGCTTGAGCTTTCTCTCCTTGAGATTGCATATAGCTACCACCGACCGACAAGGCCGTAGTAGCTGCCATCATCGGATTACACATCTGTGCGTTTGGTTGCTAAGAGGAATGGATGCAAGACTTCACCAAAGATGTTTTGGTTAATCCCAAAGTCAAACCCTAGCCAGTCAAGCCAGCGAAGGTGAAGAGTGTTCTCTGAATGGACAGCGTTGCCAACGATGTCGTATGTCTTGGTCAATCTCGACAACCAGTCTTTGCTGTGTCGGATGAAGTAAGGAACACACTTGTCCAACTCAGTTGTCCCGAGTAACCAAATGGAGCCAGCATTCTTGTACTTATGCTCAAGAGGAACGACACCAAACATAGCCGCAGCACGACCATCAACAACGCCGCTCCAACAAAGATCGCTGTACTTAAAACCATCTTGAAGTACCTCACTAGGTTTACGATCATCACCGAATGCAGTCTTGACCTCTAAGAGATCTGCTGGACGCATATTGGCTTCGATGTCGTAGATGTCGTACAGCCGTGAAGGACGAACATGAACATGAGCTTGCTTCATACTCTTCGTCCTCGCTCGTTGTACTCAAGTTCAAACTCCATGCTATGGATCTTTGATGGCATTGCGGAATCGTTAGTGATGCTGATGAGTGTGTCACCAGATCGTGATCGAATCGGGAAACGGAACTGTCCGTCTTCCAGACTCACTTCACTGAGGATTGTCTCATTAGTACCGAGTGGTTGTCCCGTGTACACATAGTCGTATGTGTCACTTGCCACAGGAGAGACACTCACTTTGAAGTAGCCAGTGTCTTCAAAGTCAATGACACCAGTGCGGTACTGGTATCGACCACTCAGGTATGGACCCCGTTCCCCTAGCAGAGGACGAGTCTTGAAGTCGTAACGCATGGTGTATGACTCACCGATGAATACCTCAGTGGCACTGTAATCACCCGAAACCACTAAGCTCGTACCCCCAGCCACAGCCGAGATCACAGTAGCAGCTAGTCCACCCCCACTCCCACGAGTGAAGACCATCATCTCCACACCCGAAGTAATGTCGTAGGGCATCGTGAACTCGGTCGTATCCGCTACGGGATCGTAGACAACAGCAGAGCATTCTGTTTCGGTAATCCGTCGATCAAGGTGAGTGAGGTAGTCTTGGTCAGTGTCCCTTGCATCTGAACGGAAGTCCATCTTCTCAAGAAACCAACCCTCAGTTCGCTTGTTGATGATGTGGAGTTCATCTCCAAGGAATCCGATGCCTTCAATCTGAGAGTCAGCAAAGGTCATTTTCGACCAAGCAGACTGAAGCGTTCGGTTCTGGTCTACGAAGTAGTTGTAGACATAGAGACTGCTCTTCTCTCCCGTACACAGAACAACAGCTAGGTTCTCTCTTGGTAGAACAGCGATCTGTTTGACCTTACCTTTAAGGTAAGCAGGGACATGAGCAGTGATGTTCTCAGCACGGAAACGATCTTCAGTCTCCTGAGAAGGCTCCAGTCTGTACATCCCTGCGTAGTCCCCATTGTCGTAGGGCATCAGTACATCGAGTTCAGTTTGAACAGGATGCCCCAGAATGCTACTAGGGAAAGAAGAGACAAGATCTCCCTCGATTGTCGAGTTCGCAAGGATCGTTTCACTTGTGATTCTGAACTGATTGATCTGATTGAACACCAACAAGTCCTGACCAAAGTTCAGCAGATGCTTCAGGTTGGTAGCACTAGAGTAGTTCAACTCAAGGGGGATTGGATCAGACTCAAACACATTCTGAGTGGTCAGCCTGAAGAAGTTGAAGAACTCGCCTGACTCACTGAAGTCAATGGAGTCCTCCGACAGGAACACAAGACGGTTTCTGTAAAGAGCAACATCTTTGATTGGCTTCCCAATGAACTTGGGGAATGGATTACTTTCGTCGTTACCGACTGTTCTCAAGCTAAAGTTGAACGAGTCAACTCCAGAGGCTACATCCTGCCACTGCCAAGCTCCCCCATCGTTGACTAGGAAGTGAGGCATATATTGAATGCCGAAGTCAACTGTGGTCACTGGAGCTACATACTCTTCCCAATACCCTTCACCGTAGTAGGGAGAAATGAACTCACCGAGAGGGACAAACCTAACCCAATAGTCGTCGAGTCCAGTGGCTGGATTGCCATCGACCTTGATTAGCTCATACGACTTACCATAAGCAGGCAGTTCTTCAGGAGACTTGACTCCTTCTGACGCAATGATTCTTGAGATGGAGTCAGGATTCTTGTGTTTGACTTCAACAGTCTTCAGGGTTCCTGAGTAGTCAACCCAGACAACAGGACCAACAGCCGTTGCTATGTAAGGATTCGTTCCTCCCATTGCATTGATGTTCGTTGCAATGTCACTGGCATCAGTGTTCACATTGCCAGAGGACGGAACATTAGCCGGGGATGTCGTTCCGTACACATCATGGTCAAGTGAGATGTTCCATTCACCACTCGTCTCATTCACTTTCAAGAAGATGAGGAAGTGGTCCATAGCCAGACCGTTTACTACGGATCCTTTGGCTGGAGTCATGGTCGGGTTGACTACGATTGTGCCATCACCAACCGTCAGGAATCGAATGGGATCTGTATCCGCTTCAGCTACTGTCAGGTCTAGGTAGTCATAGACATAGAAGGCAGGGTTGATATCGACATCAACAGCTACGCCCTCATCCGTCCAGATCTTGAGTACAGGATCTGATCCGTCCTGGAAAGCTCCAACCACCCAGCGTTCATTTTCACCTTGGTCAATGTAGTGAATGTTCGCTCCATCGTAGTCTGCAAGCGTGACATCCTTGGCTGTTCCAGTCTCCCCGTCACCAGGAAGAAACGCAATGTGCTGGAGGGGAGGACGCTTGATCAGACCATCAGACAAGGTGGCCAGTGCGTTCTCTTGACGGACAGCCTGACCTGGAGCCTGCTTATTCAGAGCCTCCTGAGAGACTCCGAGGTTCACATTCGGGACAGATACCTTGACCAGTGACATTAGCCTAGACGGTTGAGACGGTCCAGTGCGGACTGACGGCCAACGATTCGGTATTCCTCGTAGTGGTTGAAGATCGAATGATCTGCTTGATCCCCATCGGAATGAAGGAAGGAAGTTTTAGCTTCAATCTCATCCCGTAGGTTGTACCGATGATGACGGTCAGAACCAACTACTCGGTCCTGCATCTTCCTTGCCGCTCGGACCATGATGAAGTCTCTTGCCGTTGGAGGCAGGTCTTCAAAGTCTAGGCCGTAGACGACAGTAGCCTTCACTGCATCGGTGAAGGTGTAGGTGTGTTCAATCTTGTCGTAGAGCCTGTTGTTTCGGATCACGATGTCTCGGCCTTTCAAGTAGGCCAGTTCAAGGTCTACCTGAAATGCGTTAGTAGGAACGACAATCTCATCGTCTTCATTCGGGGATAGATCAACTTCAAACTCAGTGTTGAAGTGCCACCCAATCCCTTGTACCTCTCGACTCACCTCCTTGAGGGTTGACCGTGCAATGACCACATCCACTGAGAGAGTTCCAGTCAATGAACTCACGGGAGCCTCACCAATCACGGCAAGGAGAGTGTTGATCGCTTCTAGCTCGGTTGTTGCTGCGAGTACCATGTCTTGATCCTAAAGAAATAGGGGAGATCCGAAGACCTCCCCCATCCCCTGTAATCTGCGGTGTTATCCGCTCTCTATCCCTTAGCCCCAAGGGGCAAGAAACAGGGTTACGGGGTTACGGCAAGGTCGAAGTAGCCAGCAGCATCAGCACGGAGTACACCGTGACCGAGGCCCATCTTGGCAACGAACAGGTGGCCCTGTCGTTCGATCTTGTACTCAGACTCAAGAGCAATGTCCTTGAGCTTGACCGTACCAACGGCTTCTTGATGACCGAACACTCCACCGAAGGTGGAGTAGTCATCAACATAGTCGTTGTTCTCACCGATGTTGATCGTGGTTGCGCCTTCGGCACGCACATCAGCGATGTGGTTGGCCTTGTAGATGGCGATGTCGGCAACACGCATGATCTTGCCGGATGCCACCGAACCTTCACCACCGTAGTCAATGTTGATCGCATTGCCCAATGCACCAGCCGATTGAATCAGCTTGTTGTACACGGCAGGCTCAACGACAGCAAAGCGTCCTTCCGTTGGAAGGTCGTTTTGATCCATCAACTCCGAGGCTTCGTAGAACGCCTTGATCATGTTGGCGGTAGTCAGTGCAGCAACCGTGGTCGATTCCAGGTTGACAGCCCCCATACCGTTGTTCATGGGCGCACCAGAACCAGTAGTGGCTCCGGCAATGTACATCGTCTTGATGAGGTTCTTGTCAACTCGGTAGGCCAGAGCCAAACCAAGCTGTCGAGCGAAGGGGCCACGGTAATCGAAGTGGCTCTTCATCTCATCGTAGTTGTCGATGAAGCACGAGCTAATCAACAGGTCGTCAATGTTGATCGTGCGTTCGTTGACCTGCATGATCGAGAGGTACTTATTACCGTCTGGATCATCGTCAACAAGGATATCCGCTCCCGGTGCGTGGTAGTTCGCAGAAGCTTTGCCAGTGAAGGGGAACTGAGCAGACTTGCCAGACGAGATTGAACGGACACGGGTCAAGCCCATCATCATGTTCTTCTCATCGAAAGCCTCCAGCACTTCACCTGCAAAGACCTTCAGGAACATCGCGTTGTCAGTAGTGAAGGTTTCGGTGTGAACACCGCTACCTGCTTTCTGACCACCGAGAGAGATACGAGAAATGGCGTGGACATCTGCCATGTTTCTAGAACTCTCCTAGTTCAAAGGTTAATGAGGTTGGTTTTGGACCGCTCTCCTTTCGCTGTCGCGTCTAGTTGTCCCTCGTAAGGGGCCACACCTACTGGCATGGAGTGCTGAGTGAGAAGCTAAGCTTCTTCAGTGCAAGGCTGCAAGCCTTACAGATTAGATCTAGCGATCTTCTGCTGAACCTTTGAACGGTACGAGGGATCAGTCTTGTATTTGACTTTCCCCTGACTGTCCTTCAGGCGCATTGCCTCCAACATCTCAGCCGTAGACTCAAAGACATCTCCCTTTGAAGGAGCAGATGGCTTCCCTTTGAGCAGCTTTCCGCCGCCTTGACCAGTAGCCAGTTGCCACTTCTCACTGAGATCCTGCACTGCGAGACGCACGACATCCTGATCGTCTGAACTGATCATCTTGTCAAACGCAGCTTGCTCCGTCTCATCGAGTTGGTCATTGGCCCACTCTTGCATGGCTCGGTAGTTCTCTTCACCACCGACAATCGAGAATACTTCTTGGACTTGGCGTTCCATGATCGCCAGTTGTCCCTGAGCGTAAGCATCCACATACGCTTTGTTGAGGCCCATCTTGGCCAACTCTGCGTATTGCTCTTCGGTGAACTCACCGCCTTGGTCGGCCCATGCTTGACCGAACTCAGCTAGCTTCTCTTCAGAGATCCCTGGAGGAGCCTCAGTCTGCTTGCTTTCCTCAGTCTCTCCTTCTTCACCTTCGCCTTCTTCCTCTTCTTCAGAGGGACTGCCTTGGCCAAGCTTCTTTTCAAGTTCGCTGTACGACTTGGCCATGTCTTCAGGAGACTTGAACTTCTTAGGTAGCCAATCAGGACGAGATTCGTCCGTGTTAGGTTCGCCTTCGTTCGTTGGGGGAATCTCAGCACCTTCATTGATACTGGTATCTAGTTCAACTCGTTCCATGTTTAAGCAGATTCAGGAGGGGGTTGGAATGCAGCATTAGCTGCTTCCTTGGCAACAGGTCCAGCAGCAGTGTTCGCCATGGCTGCTTGTTGTTGCTCAGCTTGACGCTGTTGTAGCTCTTCGTCGGTGACGACAAGGTTCTTGTGGTCGATGCCTAGAGCAGCAGCACGACGCTTCATGTACTCACCGATGTTGATGCGTTGGTTAGCTACTTCAGGAGTCAAAACCTGATGCAGTCCACCAACGAAAGCATCCAGCTTGTTGAGGTCGTTGCCTCGTCCCATGGCATCCACACCAGTGACGATCATTGGTTCAACGATCTTGTCTGGCAGTGCAGGTAGCTCCTGGTCAGCAGTCATACGACGGAGCAGCATCCTGACCAGAGGTAGCTGGAAGGTGACAGCAAGCATGGCATATGCTGCACCATGCTGCTTCTCAATCTGCTGCTGAGTGAGTCTCACTTCTTCAGCAGTGACTCGTTCTGCGTTACGGATCATGTCCGTAGTCAGCAGGAACACATGATTCATCCGTTGCTGGATGGAATCAACTGTCTCCTTCGTGATGCGGAAGTCAGCAAACTTCTCCATCTGCAAGACAGTGACATCAGCAGCATTACCTGTGACGATGGATCCTGATGGCTTGTTCGCTAGGTCTGTCTTCCGAGTCGTGCCGTTGGCAGACACCATGAACAGGATCTTTGAAGCAGCAGCAGAGAACTCAACCAGTGATTGAGACAGAGCCTCTAGGCTGTGGAGATCTCCGAAATACTCCTCAACGAGACTACGACCATAGCTCTCACCCATGATGAGGTAGAGGCTGATGGGAAGAAAGGGGAGGTCTTGAGGTTTGTAGAGAGAGTCCGTTCCTGGAATCTCTTTACCGAACGCTGATTGAACGACACGAAACTTCCCTTCTGCATTGAGCTTGGCTTCCGTGTAGAGATCAACTTCCGCATCTGCTTTCTTCTTCTCCAGTTCAACAGGGTCAATCGCAGCAACGAGATCTTCCGGCAATGCGTCAAGAGCGATTGTCTCTTTGACAATCAGGTGAAGAAGGTTTCCAGAAGGATCTCGTTTGAGTGCGTAATGCTCAAGATGAATGTGCCTGAGAGTTCCTTCATTCTCTAGGTGGAACAGAGCATTGCCTCCAATCAGGAGTTGCTTCAGTCCTTCAAACACTTGAGGTCGGAAGTTTGAGACTTCAATCTTCCGCATGACCTTTCGTTCAAGGTCAGAGTAGACGACATCTAGCTCATCCTCAACAGTCTGTCGATCCTCGGGAGGAAGAGACTGGAGGTACGACTCATCAGTGACGAGACGGAAGAACGGGCTGGACTGTGGAGGCAGCAGACTGAGCAACATGGACGAAGCCAAGTTGTTGATGCCCCGAGAACCAACTGAGTTGTACGGAGTGATGATCTCAGTGTCTTGGTTGTGTCCTTCCTTCGGAAAGATCCGAGGGATGGTCAGCAGCGCACAGTCACGCGCACGATCAAGATAGGTCTGCCTGTCCTTAGTTAGGGACTCGTAGTCAGAAGCAGCATTTGAATGTGAAAAGTCCATTACCGTCGTAGCTTACTGATGCCTAAGCCTCTGCGTTTCATCAGGTTCCTGTTCTGAACGACAGGAGCAGTCTTTGACTTGCGGAGTTGAGCAGCATCCACATCAGGTAGGTCTGCTCTCAACTCAGCCTTCAAAGCCTCAACATCCACTGGAGGTGGAGGAGGTGGGATATTGATCTTTGGAGGTTTGCACATCTTAGATCGGGCCTGTGGATAGTCGCATTCCTGTGGACATCCGTAGTCGGAGCATCATCTGCTGTTTCCTTAGCCATTTTGTGTACTCAGGATTGATGGTCCTGGTACTCACCTGAGTGAATGAGCCATGCCTACGGCTAATAGTCTTGTTCGGACCTACGATGTACTTCCTGGGCGCACTGGCCATGAACTCTTCATGTGTCAGACCTGACATCCTAGCAAGCATATCGGACATCGGCAGGTCGTTGTGAGTCTGCTCCATCTTGTCAGGACTCACCTTCATGTCGTTGTCCCATGGGTTCTTCTTGTACTCTGCGCGTACACCATCAAACCGCGCTTTGTGCATGGCTCGTTGTTTCTCGCTTGGTTGATGGGCTTTGCCTGTCGGAGCGTTACACATTAAATGATGTCCTTATCTTGTTGAGCTTTGAACTCACTGATGATCTTCTGGACCACCTGCCGCTGCCCTAACTTGAACCACACTTTCCTATCAGAATCGCTCTCTGGATTACACACCACTTCAGGGTAGATGTCTTCCAACCATTCGATAAGAGCAAAAGACAAGTCAGGGACTTTGTGTTCTTTATCAGTTTCAGTCATTGTGAGAGGTCCGATCAATCCTTAAGCAGAGTATTCGCTTCGACAAAGCGATAGATATCCATCTCTAGCCCTCCCGCACACTCAATGGCTGTGGCTGCATTCTCAACTGTCCACTGGTCAGGCTGAATCCCATGTTGAGTGATCCAAGCTAACCGAGCTTGGAGTGTAATCTCCTCCTCAGTCATTCCAATGTCAGCACCTAACAAGTAGATCTTGTTCCACATGAACTCGTACCAATCCTTCCATGCGTTGTTCTTTGTGAAGTCAAAGGCATTTCCAGCGTACTCAGCGTAAGCGTTGGACAAGAACTTGAGAGTCTTCACTTCTCCGTACCCACGGAAACCAGCGTAGCCGTCTGTCCTGTCTCCCATGACTGTTTGAATCATATGGAAGAGCATGGGAGAGAACGGCAAAGGAAGATTGTGCTTACCAGCCAACTCCTTCAAGGCTGAGCTTCTTGGTCTTCCTCTCATGTCCATCTGTTCGACGGGTAAAGCAAGAGTAAGCAAGTCTTTGTCCTCAGTGGCGACGAATACTGAAGTGTTCTTCAGTTGACTGTTTATCATGGAAGTGGCAAGGATGCCAAGTACATCGTCTCCTTCCATCTTCGCTAAGGTTCCATGGAATGTATCGTACAGCCTGGGGTTGAAGACTGGTCCCGTCCCTGTTAGGTGGTCCAACACATGGAAGTAGCCGAGTGGTTTCTTCCTTACTGACTGTCTCGTTCCTTTGTAGGTAGGACATAGCTCCTTCCTAATGCTTGTCTGCTTGTTGTCACTGAAGCAGAACACAAGATGAACTCGTGTGCCAGCAGGTATGACATGACTGAAGTGAACAGTCATGTTGTCCACCATGTCTTGCAGCATATCATCTATGCACACCAAGATAGAATGGAAGTCACTCACATAGGTGAGACTGTTCCCTAAGAGGACTTCAATCTCCAGACCAGAACAAGCTTGGTACACCAGAATGTCCGCATCAATCAGGACAACTGCATGATGTCCTGTACCTACCTTTTCAAGTGGCTTGATGTACTGGAGAAAAGGGGGATGCACTCCTTGCTGTGGAGGGCAGATGTCTTTGTGAGGGCTAGACATTAGTGGGTTAAAC